ATTCTAAAACAATAGGTGTTGCTCTTAGATTAATGGATGAAGAAAGAATAGACAAAGCAGAAGGAGGAGCTTTTCCAGACTTAAATAAAGATGGAAAGATTACTCAAGCAGATATACTAAAAGGTAGAGGTGTTTTTGGACATGGTGGAGAGTCTTCAATGTCTATACTAGTTCCTATGGAAAGAACACCTACAGATACTTATCCAAACATACCGCCTGAAGAAATGGAAGAAGTTTTAGAATCACAACTTCCAGATGACGAAATGGAAGATGAGTATGTAGACTATGTTTTATCTGAGTCATTAAGTGATGATGAACAAGAATATTTAATGGATGCTCTAGAAAAAGATGAGCGTCTAAGCGACATTATGGATAAAGTCATAACAGTCGCAGGAGAATTTACTGGCGAAGGGGAAGTAAATGGCCCCGGAACTGGTGTATCAGATTCGATACCTGCAAGGTTATCGGATGGTGAATTTGTTTTCACCAGAAAAGCAACTGACCAACTAGGAGCAGAAAAGCTTCAGGCCATGATGGATGATGCTGAACGTGACTATGATAAAGGTGAGTTGAAAAAAATGGCATTTGGCGGTATGAATCGAATGGATGACCCTACTATGGATGACCGTGGAAAAAGGGAAGCTTCATTTGGAATTATGCCTGAAGACGAGCAAGAAGAAGAAATCAAACGACAGATGATATCTTCTAATCGTATGCCAAGTGTTCGATAGCGATAAGGCCACTCTTTTATAGACCCCTTATCATTTTTTAAACCTAGAGGCCACCTTGAAGTATCAAGCCCTTGTATTGTAAACGCGAACAATACAGCCACCTTGAAAGACTGACAAGCCCCAAAAGGAGAGTGACAAATGACAACTGCAAGTGAAATGATAGAAGAAACAGAAGCAAATCCATATAATGCTAGGAAAGATTGGCATACAGAATCTTCCGCAGTATCTAAAGGAAATGCTGATGGAATGTATTTTGAAAGACCAAGTAAGGCCACCTCTAGTAGTGAAGAAGAAACTACTGAAGCCCCTGAAAAGAAAACACAAAGTACAAATTACAAAAAAAGATATGATGATTTAAAGAAGCATTATGACGAAAAGGTAGCTAACTTTAAACAAAAAGAACAAGAACTAAGGGCAATGTTACAAAGCGGTGAACCTGCTTATGAACCGCCTAAAAGTGTCGAGGACTTAGAAAAGTTTAGAGAAGAGTATCCTGATTTATATGAGACTGTTGAAACAGTTGCACACATGAAAAGTGAGCAACAGTTAGATGGATTGAAAACTAAACTCTCAGCTATTGAAGAAAGAGAGGCGGCTATAGCTCGTAAAGAGGCTGAAAAAGCTCTTTATGACAGGCATCCTGACTTTGAAGATATTAGAGGAGATGATAATTTTCATTCTTGGGCTGAAGGTCAGCCAGAACAAATTCAAGAGTGGATATATAATAATCCTAATAATGTTAATTTAGCCATCAAAGCTATTGATTTGTATAAGTTAGAAAACAATCTATCATCTCCAAAGAAACGGAAGTCAGGAAAGTCACAATCTTCCAAATCTGCGGCAGACTTTGTATCTACTAAAACAACAAGTGTAGACACAAAAGAACCTAAGATATGGACACAAAGGGAAATCGCATCGATGTCTATGAGAGATTTTGACAAATATGAAGAAGAAATTGATCAAGCTATTATGGAAGGCAGAGTGCGATAATTAATTATTGTCTTTTTTAGGAGAAAAATAAAATGGCTTATAACCAATCAGACCAACTATTTGAGCAAAGCACGGATACCAATGGTAACTTTGCTAACTCAGTATCAGGGCAAACTAATGCTTTCTTCATGCCCCAAGTCTTTTCAAAGAAGGTACTTAACTTCTTTAGAAAGTCTTCGGTAGCTGAAGCAATTACAAACACAGACTATGCAGGTGAAATTTCAGCGTTTGGAGATTCTGTAAAGATTATCAAAGAACCAGAAATAACAGTCTATCAATATGAAAGAGGTGCAGATGTAACTCAAACTAAGCTAACCGACCAAGAGACTACTCTTATTGTCGATATAGCTAACGCTTTCAAATTTAAAGTTGATGACATTGAAACAGCTATGTCGCATGTTAACTTTAAAGAAGTAGCAACTTCATCAGCGGCTTATTCTTTGAGAGATGCATTCGATCAAGGTGTTATTGCTAAAATTATTGCAGGTGTATCTGCTTCAAGTCCTAACCATATTCTTGGTTCGGATAATGCTACAGACTTAGCAGAAGGAACTTTTGACGGAACTGGTAACCTAGATATCGGTTTTGGATCAAGTGAGCATGACCCAATAGACGTTCTTTCTAGAATGGCTCGACTTCTTGACGAGCAAAATGTTCCAGAAGAAGGACGTTGGTTCTTAGCAAATCCTGAGTTTTATGAAATATTAGTACAAAGTAGTTCTAAGTTACTTTCAGTTGACTTTAATGCAGGACAAGGTTCCATCAGGAACGGTCTTGTATCTTCTGGAAAGTTACGAGGATTTGACATGTATAAGACTAACAACATTGCGGCCACATCTAATGCGGCAGGACAATGTGTTGCAGGTCATATGTCAGCAGTTGCTACTGCACAGACTATTACTAGCACAGAGGTTCTTCGTGACCCTGATAGCTTTGGTGATATTGTACGAGGCTTGCATGTTTACGGAGCTAAAGTACTACGTCCAGAAGCACTAGTATCTGCTTTCTACGGTATTGACTAATACTTAAAAGTAAGGGGAGTCTTCGGACTCCTCTATTTTAAAAAGGAGACATTAAAATGACGGAACCACAAGTTACATATTATGAAACCATCAAAGAAAAAGTAGAAAAGTGTGCTGAGATGGTTGGACAAAATACTATGAAATTTGAATATGAAAAGAAAAAAGAAGAGGAGAGTAAGTAATGGATCATGGAATGAAAAGAGAAGGAAAAATGTACGGTTCTCGTGCAAATAAAGAAGCAGGTGGTATGGGCATGGGCATGAACATGATGAAGCCTGAAGATAAAGATATGATGAAAGCTACAATGCCAAGAATGGGTAAAGCTAAGGGTGGACAGCCTTCTTATGCATCAGGTGAAATGCCAAAGGCTATGCCTAACTAAGTTATGCCGCAACTAGGAACTGATAAAAAACCTATGATGATTTCAGCAAAGCCTAAAGGAAAAAGTTTAGGTCTAACTGGAAATTTTTATAGAAAAGATAATAAAACAAAATACGAAAATAACTATGATGCTATTTTTCGTAAAAGTAAAAAAGGCTAACTTATGTCAGCAACTTATCTTGATTTAACAAATGAATTACTTCGTGAGATTAATGAAGTAATTTTAACTACTGGAAGTTTTTCAGGGGCTGTTGGGATTCAACAACATATTAAAGATTCTATTAATAGAGCATACTTTGATATTATTAACCAAGAACCACAATGGCCTTTTCTTTCAGTTGCAGAAAGTGGTGCTGTCGATCCTATGTATGGAAATGTATATATAGAAACAGTAGCAGGAACTCGTTGGTATGAATTAAAACCTGCAAGTTCTAGCATAACTACAGACTATGGTTCAGTTGATTGGGATAATTTTTATTTAACAACAGTTGGTGTTAGTGGTGAAAGTGCGCCTTATGTTGCAAGAAATTTAAGATTTTTAACAATAGAAGAATGGAAAGACTTTAGAAGATTACCCGAAAATTTAGATGATGCAGATGCACAAAATCACGGTGTGCCTAGTAATGTTATTAGAAGTCCAGATGCAAGAAACTTTGGATTAAGTCCAATACCCGATAAAGTATATAGGATTTGGTTTTATGCGTATAACTTACCAACTAAACTTTCTAGTGCTACAGACACTTTAGTATTTCCAGAAGTTTATTCACCAGTTCTTTTAGCTAGAGCTAGATACTATATGTGGCAGTTTAAAGAAAACCCACAGTTAGCCGCATTTGCTTTAGATGATTATAAGAAAGGATTAAGAAGCATGAGATCAAATTTAATAGATCCGGCTCCTACTTATTTTAAAGACGATAGGATAGTGTACACTTAATGGCTACTGCACAACCTTTTGGTATTTCATGTAAGGGTGGTTTAAATACTAATTTAAATCAGCTTGAAATGTTAGCAAGTCCCGGATTAGCTACAAAGCTTACAAACTTTGAGGTTGATCCTGATGGTGGTTACAGGCGCATAAATGGCTATACAGCCTTTGGAGATACACGCCCTAATAGTGCTAACAAAGTTTTAGGCATGGCTATCTATGCTGATGGCCTTATAGTTTGTTCTGGTAATGGTATATTTTTTAGTCAAGACGGAGAAACAACTTGGCTACAAATAAATAGAGCTAGTGTTGCAAGTTCAGGAGATAATTACACAGCTTTTACAGGACGCAGTTTAGATGCTAGAACATCACAGGGTCAAGTAACTTTTGCTTTATTTGAAGGTAATACTGATTACGGTCAAATAATTATAACAGACGGAGCTAACAAGCCGTTCTTATTTAGCATGACAGGAACTGGAGACTTAAATACAAGAACATTTTTTGCAGAAGAAGTTACAGTAAGTGGTACAACAGCACCTACAGTATGTGCTATACATGATAATCATTTAGTAGTTGCAGGTGCGCCCACGGCTAAAAACACAGTTTTTTTTAGTAAGACTTTAGACCCTAGTGATTTTAGTGGGTCTGGATCAGGAAGTATACTACTACCAGATCAAGTAGTAGGTATTAAAAGTTTTCGAAATGATTTAATTATATTTTGCGGAAACACAATACATAAATTAATAAATATTAATGATTCAAGCAATATAGCAATAGTACCAATAACTAAAAACGTAGGATGTTTAAGTTCACATAGTATTCAAGAAATTGGTGGTGACTTAGTATTTTTAAGTCCTGACGGCATTAGATCCGTTGCAGGTACAGCAAGAATTGGTGACGTTGAATTAGGATCTGTTAGTAGACAAATACAGTCTCTTATTTCTGATATAGCTAATTCAGTAAATACATTTACAATTACTAGTGCAGTATTAAGAAGTAAATCGCAATACAGATTATTTTATAGTGCTAATGGTGCATTATCATCAGTATCAAAAGGAATAATAGGAACAATAACTGCAAATGGTTTTGAGTGGTCTGAAACAATAGGAATACAGGCTACAGGATTTACATCTGGTTTTGATAAAGATGGAGTCGAACAAAAGTATCATGGAGACAATGCAGGTTATATTTATAACCACGATGTAGGAAATAGTTTTATATCTTCTGGAAGTGCTTTTAATATTAATGCTATATATCAAACACCAAATTTTGATTTTGGTGATATAGGAACTAGAAAGACTTTACAGTATGCAAAAATATCTATAACTCCAGAAGGCGATGTTCAGCCAAGTTTAAGAGTTAGATATGACTACGAAGATGTTAGTATACCGCAACCAGAAGATTATGTTTTAGATTCAGTTCCTTTACCCTCATTATTTGGATCAGGGATATTTGGAACATCAATATTTGGCGCAAGTAATGACCCTATGTTAAGACAAGCAGTACAAGGAAGTGGCTCAGTTTGTAGCTTTAGAATAGCTAGTCTTGATCAAAACGCACCATATGCAATTAACGGATTATATATAAATTACGTCCCATCAGGTAGGAGATAAAAAATGGCAGGAACAAGCTACACAAGACAGAGTACATTTTCTGACGGTGATACAATAACAGCCTCATTATTTAATAATGAATATAACCAATTAGTAACTGCTTTTTCTTATTCTTCTTCAGGAACTACAGGACACCAACATGACGGTGGTGCAGGAGAAGGCGGTAATATTCATACTATAGGTGATCAAGACTTTTTAAATAAAATAGTTGTTGATGGCACTAACAATCGTTGGGGTCTTTTTGTAGAAGTCAGCGGTTCTGCTGTAGAACAAGTACGTTTTCAAGATGGTGCTTTTCTGCCTGTCACAGATAGCGATGTTGATTTAGGTACAAGTTCTTTATATTTTAAAGATGCATTTATAGATAGTATTACAACTACAGGCAATGTAGCCGTTGGTGGTAATCTTACTGTAACAGGTACAACAACATTTAATGGTGGGACATTAACGCTTGGAGATTCAGCCGCTGATAATGTTGTATTTGGTGCAGATGTCAATAGTTCTATTATTCCTAATACAGATGATACATACGACTTAGGAAGTTCTTCACAACAATGGCGTAATTTATTCCTTGATGGTACTGCTGAGATAGATACTCTAGCAATTAATGGCACTACAGTTACATCTACAGCGGCAGAGTTAAACATTGTAGATGGCGGTACTTCAGCTACTAGCACTACACTTGCAGATGCTGATAGAGTTGTAGTTAATGATAACGGAACTATGGTTCAAGTTGCATTAACAGACTTTGAAACTTACTTTGAGTCAGCCCTAGATACATTAAGCAATGTTACAACTGTAGGTGCGTTAAATGCAGGTAGTATTACATCAGGCTTTGGTGCAATCAATAATGGTTCGTCTGCCATTACAACTACAGGTACTGTAACTTATGGTAGTCTTTCAGACGGCTCTATAACTATCACAGCTTTTGTAGATGAAGATGATATGTCTTCAAATTCTGCAACACTAGTTCCAACACAGCAATCTGTAAAAGCTTATGTAGATTCTCAAGTTACAGCACAAGATTTAGATGCTACTACAGATAGTGGAACTATAGCTATTGATTTAGATTCCGAAACATTGACAGTTTCAGGTGGAGAAGGTATTGATACTTCTGCTACAGGCAATACTATTACTATAGCAGGTGAAGATGCAACAACATCTAATAAAGGTATTGCATCATTTAATTCAGATGACTTTAACGTCTCTAGTGGTGCAGTTACACTAGCAACTACATCAACAGCCGCAGAACTTAATTTACTTGATGGAACTACAGCAGGTACTATTGTAGCCTCTAAAGGCGTAGCAGTTGATGCTAACAAAGACATTACAGGCTTTAGAAACATTACACTTACTGGAGAACTTGATGCAGGTTCTTTGGATGTATCAGGCAACGTAGACGTTGATGGTACACTTGAAACAGATGCACTATCTATAAATGGTACAGCAGTTACAAGCACAGCCGCAGAACTTAACATCCTTGATGGTAAAGCTTTCCTTGATGAAGATGATATGTCTTCAAACAGTGCTACAGGTATTGCTTCTCAACAGTCTATTAAAGCCTATGTAGATACTCAAATAACCGCAGAAGACTTAGACATTACAACAGATAGTGGAACCATTGCTATTGATTTAGATTCTGAAACATTAACTGTATCAGGCGGTACAGGTCTTGACAGTTCTGCAACAGGTAATGCAGTTACTCTTGCAATAGATAGTACAGTAGCAACTCTTACAGGCTCACAAACTCTTACCAACAAATCACTAACTGCTCCTACGCTTACAGGTACAGCTACAGTA